GTCGCCACCCCCATGCCGTCGGCGTCCCACCAGAGGACGGTCTGCCCTGACGCCAGCAGCTCCGCGCAGGCAGCGGCCGCGATCCAGGACTTGAGCGTCTCCGGCTCGCCCGAGAGCAGGTGGCGGGCCCCCCGGTAGATGAGCGCCCCCGATGACCCGCGCAGGATCTCGGGGGGCTCGGGAGTGCGCTCGGCCGCCGCGTAGACGTCGGCCAGCGGCTCCCAGGTGTCGGGCGAGGGGTCGTCGGAGCGCTGGACGGACACGAAGTCCTCCAGGCCGAGGCCCTCGCCCAGGTGGTCGGCGGCGTCCTTGCCGGCGGCCGCCTCGACGATCCGAACCGATCGCGCGAGCCCTTCCAGGGTCGCGGCGACCTGGGCCGCGTGCTCTCGGCCCGAGTCATCCCGGTCGGCCACGATGACGACCTCGGCGCCGCGCAGGTGCTCGGCGTACTCGGGCCGCCACTTCTTCGCTCCGCCTGAGTTGCAGGTCGCGACCTCGCCGGCGGCCTCCAGGGCGTGCACGTCCTTCTCGCCCTCGGCGATCCAGACCCGGCGGCCCTCGGCGACGGCGGCAATGACCTGTGGGAGGCGGTACGGCACGCGCCGCACGCCGCGCAGGTTCCAGGTCCACCCGTCGCGACTCTCAGGGTCAGGTCGACGCTGACGGAACGACTTCCCGGCGAAGCGCACGACCTCGAACAGGAGCTCGCCCTGCTCGTCCACGTAGGGGTAGCGGGCCTCGATGGCGTCGTGTGAGCCGCCGTTGCGGCGCTTGGTGGCGTCGAACAGATCCCCCATCTCCAGCCCGATCGCGGCGACGACGGCCTCGGCGGGGCATCCCGCGTGGCAGTGCACGACCACGCGACCGTCCCGGCCCTCGGAGACCGAGAGGCTCGGGTTGCGGTCCTCGTGGGCCGGGCAGGTCCAGTCGCCGGACCTGTCCCGGCGGCACCCGGCCGCCTCCAGGGCGCCCAGGACACGTGTGAGCGGGGTCGCCAACGTGCTCAGCGCGCGTTGTCCTCGTCCTCCTGAAGGTCCGACACGGCACATCGCAGGTGGCCGATCGCGCTCGCAAGGGGCGCGTCCGGCTCCACCGTGTAGGAGTGCTGGGCGTCAGAGAGCGCCTTCTCGGCGAACATGAGGGCCGAGCGGCGCTTGCGGGAGCGGAACTCCTCGATGTCGTGGATCACTGCCCGTCCTCTCTCTCGTCGTCGCTCAGATGCCCCGCCAGCCGGTCCGCCTCGGCCTCCAGCTCGGCCGCGCACGCCTCCATCTCCGCCAGGGCCGACTCCGCCGCCAGCCGGACCAGGCTGTCGCCCATCAGCTCGCGCAGCCGCGCCGCGGCCTCCGCGTGGGCCGCCCGCGCTGCGCTCGGGGTGGTGCGGGGGGTGGTCATGGGGCGGCTCCGAAAATAATTGTCCCCAACCTCTTGACACCGGGCCCCTGGTGGCCGATACTGTCCATACAGCATCGACGACCACCAAGGAGCCACCGATGACCGCCACCGCCTACACCGTCAAGATCACCGCCCAGGGCAAGCGCTTCGGCAAGGTCCTCGACCGGATCAAGAGCGTGAAGCGCGGCGGCGGCGTCGCCGAGTACGACGGCGACACCAAGACCTGGACCGTCCACGTGCAGCCCGACCGATCGGCCGACTGGCTCCACGACCTGGCCCGCGACGGCGAGGTCGAAATCCTCGAGATCGCGGAGGTCTGAGCGATGCGGACCGCCTGCAACGGCACCTACGAGCGCCACCCCGACGGGTGGCGCTACGCCTGGGGCGAGCCGGTCCCGGCAGCCGAGGACATGACCATCTCCAGCCTCTACAACCTGCCCGTGGTCGGCCGGTGGGTGCTCGTGCCGCGCAGCCTCGCCGGCAACGAGCCCGAGCTGACCTGGTGCCTCGAGGAGCCCCAGCCCGATGAGGCCGAGCGGGAGCGCCTGGCGCGCATGCGGGCCAACGACCCATCCATCCCGGCCGACACGATGCTCGTGCCGCTCGCCGAGTGGGACCGCCGCGCGTCCGAGCCGATCGGCATGTGGGCGCCCGAGCTCCACCCAGAGCGCCTGCTCGACGTCGCCGCCGTCGCGCGGCTGGCCGGCGTCACCCCGGAGACCGTGCGGACCTACCTCTCGCGCGGCACCATCCCGCGCCCGCAGGGGCACCTGATGGGCTCGCCCTGGTGGACGCGCCCCGTGATCGAGCGGTGGCTGGCCGAGCGTCGCGGCCCGGGGCGGCCGAGGAAGCGATCGTAGCCTCACGCGGCCTCCAGCGCTTCCACCCCGTCCCACGGCCCGTCAGCGACGGTCACGGCCAGGCAGGCGTCGCAGAGCAGCACCCCGAGCAGCTCGTCACCCATCAGCAGGCCGCCCTCGTTCTCCGGCAGGTCCCATGCGACGTGGCGGGGTGGGCGTCGTGGCAGTGGTCGCAGCGGATCACGCCGCCTCCCGGCCGTCGAGCTCGGCCACCAGGCTGGTCGCGTAGACCACGAGGTGCGGCCCGTCCTCGCGGTCGGCCCAGACCTTCTCCACGCGCGCGTCGACCACCAGGGCGTCGTCGGGCAGGGCACCGACGGCCACGAGGGGGTCCAGCTGCTTGAGCAGGTTGTCGGCGTCGGGCTTGCGCGTCGGCCGCGGGCTGCGCCGCCCCGCTGCAGACAGCGACCCGTCGGCGCGGCGGTGGGCCTTCGGCCGGCCGAGCGCGGCGATCATGTGGACCCGGTACGGCCCGTCCACGAGGCACGGCCGCCCCGCGGCGATCCATTCGGCCTGGACCCGCTGGGCGTACGCCTCCTGGGCGGGGTCGCGGTAGGTGAAGCCCTTGCCGTGGCGCGCACGGGCCATGCCCCGCGGCTCGCCCGGGACGCGCAGGGAGAAGGCTGCGCGGGCGCTCACGACCCCTCCGCCCGGCCGTCCAGCAGCTCGCGCACGACCGAGTCGTCGTCGAGCGTGATGACGTCCAGCTCCAGGTCGTAGCCGCGCTCGCCCAGGGCAGCCGTCAGGTGGTCGAGCACGCGCACCGCAGCCCGCTCGTCCAGGCTGGCGAAGACGACCGGGCCCTCCGAGAGGGAGTGGTCGAGGATGACGTGGACGGTGGCCTCGCTCACGCCCACCACCCCGCCCAGACGGCCAGCCCGACCAGCGCGGCCCCGACGAGCGCGGGGGCGATCCAGAGGGGCGGGGTGGTCATGCGGCCCCTCCAAGGAGCGAGAGCTGTCCCGCGTCTGTGCCCCCCTCGCGGCGCCGCGCCGCCCGCTCCCTGGCCTCCCGGGAGGTCTTGTCCCGGTGGCACGACCCGCAGAGGGTCTGGAGGTTCTCCAGCTCGTGCGGCCCGCCGTCGGCGAGCGGGACGATGTGGTCCGCCGCCCACGGCAGCCCCTCGCCCAGGCAGTCGACCCCGCAGGCCGCACAGACAGCGTGGTCGCGCCGGAACACGACCCGCCTGGCCTCGTCGGGCCAGGCCCGGAACCGGTACTCGTCCAGGCACGGGTCGTGCCAGCGTCGCCTGGTGTTGGGCGTCCCGTCCTCGCGGGTGACCGCCTCCCCGCACCACCGGCAGTGCCCGGGCGGCGAGCCCCAGTGCGGGGTCTCGGGGCGGATGACCTCGTGTCTCGCGCCCATCACCGCCACCCCCCGGCCCGCTCCACCAGCTCCGCTTCCAGGTCGACCGCGAGCGCCACCGCGGCGACGTGGCCGCGCTCGACCACGCCCAGGCCGTCCGAGCGGACGGCCGCGACGCCCCAGCGAGTGCCGGGGAGGGCGGCCGTCTCACCACCCCTGGCAGAATCCCCTGCACGCGGCTCCCGGTCGGGCCAGCCGACGGTGAGAAACCGGACGGCCGGAATCCCGGTCGTGATGCGGGAAGGAGGGGGGTGCCGGACTACATGTTCACCATGTCCTGAATCCCGCCGGATCGGCTTGGTGTAGGCTGTCTCGGGCATCAGCTTCTCCCCATGGCCGAGGTTCTCACCGCATGGCCCTCCGCAAGCGCTGCAAGCATCCCCGCGACCGCTGGTCCCGGTGCGGCTGCGCCTGGTGGTGGGATGGCTACGTCGACGGCCGGCGCATCTACCGCAACGTCGGCCCCGACCGGGCCGAGGCCCGGCGCCTGGCGGCCGAGATCGAGGCCGACCGGCACAACGACCGCGCCCGCCCGATCCCCCGGGACCGCACGCTCGCGGCCGTCGGCGAGCGATGGCTCGACCACCTGGCCGAGCACGGTCGCCGCCGCCAGACCCTCATCGCCTACCGGACCGCCGCCAACGCGGTCGAGCGCTACTTCGGGCCGACCCGCGACGTGCGTCTGATCGACGAGGACGAGGTGATGCGCTTCGAGGCCGCCGCCTTCGCCAGCCGCCGCGGGCACGGCCCGGCTCTCCTCATGCAGGCCCTGCGCGGCATCCTGAACCACGCCCACCGGGAGCGGATCATCCGCGCGGTGCCCCGCCCTCCGGCCTCGCGCCGGACCATCACGACGAGCCCGGACGTGCGGATGAGCCTGGCGGAGACCGAGGCCACCATCGCCGCGCTCCGGCCCGAGCACTGGCGCGACCTGGCCGAGGTGATCGTCCTCACGGGCCTGCGCATCGGCGAGGCTCTGGCGCTTCGGTGGGAGGACGTGGACCCCGCGGCCTGCCGGATCCGGGTCGTCCACTCGGCGGAGCAGCGCGGTCGCACCGACGCCCCGACCAAGACGCCCAAGAGCGCCCGTAGCCTGCGGGTCGAGCCCGCGGTGATCGACCTCATCCTGGCCCAGCCTCGCACCGAGGAGCGCGTCTTCCCGCGTCGCTACGCCGCGGCCCTGTCGGCGATCCGGCGGGCGATGATGCGGGCGGGCACCTACCGGCGCGACCGCGGCTGGCACTCCCTCCGGCATCAAAATGCCGCCCTCCGCAATGAAGCAGGGCAGTCGCTCAGAGACGCTGCGGCGGCGTTGGGCCATGGGGCTCACTTCGCGCAATCGCTTGCGTACGGCTGGGCGGCGGAGTCGAGGGAGGCTCCACAACTGTCTGCGCTCAGACAGCCGACACCTCCCGCGGGCGGCGAGGGCCAGGGTTCCCGCGACGGGAACACCGGTCCTTAGCCACCATGTCGCGCATGTTGTCGGTCTGGGTCCCGGTGAAGAGGTGGTCGGGTCGAACGCAGAGCGAGACATCGCAGCGGTGTAGGACGTAGTGGCCTTCGGGAACCGGGCCGACGAACATCTCGTAGGCGACCCGATGGGCCTGGTCGGTCTTGCCCCCGCCGACGGCCACCCGCCCGTAGCGGCCGATGCGAGTTTTCCTATCGAGGCCGCCGCGAGCGCCAGTCCACAACCAGCAGGTCTCAGTCTTGTTGACCTTCGCCATAAACCGCTCACGGGCTCCTTCTGGAAGGTGGGCGCAGTAGGCGCACCGCTTGGCTCTGCGGTCCTTCGCGCGCCCGCACTCGCAGGGCACTCCCGGTCGATCCACCGTTGTCTCGTGGAGGCGTTTCGCCATCAAATCGTCCTCGACATGACCCGCGGGGGCGGGGCGTACTCCTCGCCCTCCGGCTCGGCACGCTCGGGGCGGCCGGCGTCGAGCCAGGCGTCCACGTCGTCCTGGAGGACCATCCACCGGTTGCGGACCTTCCGCCCGCCCGGGATCGCACCGCTGGCGAGGGCCGTGCGGGTCCATGCGACCGACTCCCCGATGTATGCGGCGACGTCCGGCACGCGCATGAGGCGCCTGGCGCTCACCGCCCCCTCCACACGTCCACCGCCGCCCACACGACCAGCCCGACGAACCCGGCCACCACGATCCCCCCGGCGATCCCGATGGTCCACATGAGGGCGTAGAGGAGGGTCACCGGTCCTCCCGCCGCTCGAAGTCGCCCGACGCGATCCGCCTGAGCGCCAGCTCCACGGCCTCGCGGAGGTGATCGCGAGCCGCCTCGGCCTCGTCCAGCCGGTCGCGCAGGTGGCCCTCGAACCACTCCGCCGCGCCGAGCAGGCGCAGCAACTCCCCCTGCGCCTCCTCCAGGTCGCGGACGCGCTGCTCGGCCCGCAGGGCGCGCTCGCGCCATCCGTCCAGAACGATGTGGCCGACCGTGCGGAACCCGGGCTCCCGCTCCCGGAATGCCCGGTGCGGGTCGTCCGGAGCGCCCGGGTACTCCACGACGGCCGCCATCACCCCTCCACGTCCACGACGGTCTCCACGACCCGCCGTCCGCCGCACGCCCCGCACAGGACCGGCAGGTAGTGGGGCGGGCGCGAGCGGTCCTCCCGGGACATGTCGTGCGCCTCGCGGGGGTAGACCTCGTCCCAGGTCATCCCCTGCTGCCAGCACCGCCAGCACGGGGCGACCTCGACCGTCACCGGAAGGCGCGCGCGCCGTGCCCGCCAGGCCCGCCATGAGCGGTAGGCCAGGGGGTCGTGGCGCACGCGCAGGGCCATGACGCTCACGAGTCCGGCCTCTTGACGGTGCGGGTGGGGTCTCCCTCCACCTCCCCCGGGCCGTGCCTCCGCGGGCGGGACGGGCGCGGGACCATCCCCGCGGCCGCAAGCCCCGCCCGCCACGATCCGAAGCGCTGCTGCACGGTCGTCGCCGGGGGGTGCGACTCGCCCGCCCGGTGCCACTCGGTCATCGAGGGCGGCCCACCGTGGACGATCGCCCACTCGGTCAGGGCCTCGACGATCCGCTCGCACGTCCAGTAGACCCCGAACCGACCGTCGCCGCGCCGGGACGGCTTGGGGTCGGGCGGAAGCTCCGCGACCTCCACCGGCTCGGGTGACAGCCGCCGCAGCGGCACGTCCCCCTGCCAGCCGCAGTCGCACACGATCCGGGCGACCGGGGCCTTCGGGTAGAGGTGGACGATCCGGCCCCACCGGCGGCACGGGTGGTCCGCGGCGGCCCGTGCGCGGGCGCCCAGGATGAGGCGGGCCTGGTCGAGGGCGGTGCTCACGGCCTCAGAAGGGGATGTCGTCGTCGCCCGTGCGCGGTGCCGGGGCGGGGCCGGCCGCACCCTCGGCCTCGTCCCACGCCTTCACCCGCGCCCGGAACTTGCCGTCGTACTCCTCGTGGCGGACCGTGGCTTTGATGACCCGGCCGACGAGCTGGCGCGCCTCCAGGCGGAAGGGGCCGTCGGGGACCTTGAGCCCGGCGCACTGGAGCTTCCAGCGCGCCACCCCGAGCGCCTTGTCGGAGATCCAGATCGTGTCCCAGAGCAGGCGCCCGTCGTACTCGCCGCCCATGATCTTGAGGACGACCTCGACCCCTGGAGTCCCGGTCGAGGCGACCTTCTCCTTGGCCTCGTCGATCCGGCACCGGTACTCGCCCTCGGCGACCGGGCCGCCCCCGGGGGTCGCCTCCACGCCCGTGAAGTCCACGTCGATGCCCATTCAGGCGGCCTTCCTCTCGGCGGCCTTCGGGGGCGCGTCAGGCTTGGTGGCCGTGGCGATCCACTCGGTCAGGTCGACCGTGCGGTGCACGCCCAGGCGCCCGGAGCGGTCCTTGCCGTGGCGACCGCCGGCGGTCACGAGCTGGGCCTCGTAGTCGACCCGCCCGTCGTCGTGCGTCACGAGGCCGGTGTACGCGACGACGTCCACCTGCGCCATGAGCAGGCCCGGGAGCTTCTTGCCGCCGGTCACGGGCTGGCGCATGGTCTCGCCCGTGGTGCCGTCGACCACGACCTCCTCGTGGCAGACGAGCACGACGTTCAGGGGCAGGTCGCGCAGGGCGCGCACGAAGCGCTCCAGGAGGGTGTTGACGTCGCCCCAGTTCTGGAGCGTCGGCCGGTCCCCCCCGATCTCCTCGAGGAGGATCCGGTAGGTCTCGCCGACCGTGTCGAGGACGACGGTCTTCTCGCCGCCCTTGCCCTCGCGCAGGTAGAGGTACGCCTCGTCGAGGACGCCCTTGCCCGTGACCGCGACCTCGCGGACCTTGTCGGCGCCGTGGATCTCGCGGGCCTTGCGCAGCGCCCCCGGTCCCTCGGCGTTCAGGACCAGCACCGGCCCCGGGGCGCTCGTCGCCCCGACGGTCTTGCCGGTCCCCGAGGGGCCGTACAGGAGGATGTTCATCGTCGGCGCCATGGCCGACGGGCTGACGAACTGGAGTGGACTCATGCGATCACCTCGGCTCGGTCTCTCTTGGCCGGGACGCGCACGTAGAGCGCGTCGACCAGCCCGGCGTCGTTCGGGTCGGGGCAGATCCCCGAGAAGGCGCAGCCCCGGCAGTGGGCGGGGTGCGGCTCTCGCACCGGCATGCGGCCGGCTTCGAGCTCATGCACCCGCTGGGCGAGGGCGACCAGCTCACGGCCCGTCTCGGCCAGCTCGCCCGGGCGGAAGATGATGCGCTGGCGCTGCTGCCATCGGCGGGACCGGAACGCCTCCAGGGCCTCGGGGTCCGGGTTGAAGCCCGCCTCCCGGCACGCGGCCAGGTAGTCCTCGGCGGTGCAGAGCTGGCGCTTGTCCGTCGAGGGCCGGCCGTTCTGATTGATCCGGGGTGGCCGGGGAGCCTCGGCCAGGCGCTCGTCGTAGATCACCCCGGCGGGCTCGCGGCCCGTGCGCTGCCACCAGCCCCAGGCGTAGCGGCGGCCCTGGCGGTCGAGGGCGAGCTGCTCGAGCGCCGACAGCTCGCCGCGGAGCTTGAACTCCACGATCCACGCCCGGCCGTCGATGTCGACGTGCACCCCGTCCAGGAACCCGCGCAGGCGGTAGCGGTTCGAGCGCCGCCCGCCCCGGCGGCTCGGCAGGGCGACCTCGAACTCCATCTCGCGGTCCGTGATGGGCATCGGCTCGGCCGTGGCCGCGTAGTGGGCGAGGATCGCCTCCAGGCGGGCGGCCATCTGCTCGTGCTCTGCCGGGTCGTACACGCCCGCCTCGCGCTGCTCGTCGGCGTCCTCTTCCAGGGCCTCGTGCATGGCCTGGCGCGCCAGGTGGAGGGCGTCGATGCGACCGGCGGCGGCATGCCAGGCGGCGACGGCCTTGCCCCACGCGCGCCCGTCGCGCATGCGGGAGGTGGCGGTCTTGGGCCGCAGAGCCGTCCCGGCCAGGTACCCGCCGTAGAGGAAGTCCCAGCGGGCCTCGCAGGTCGTGAGCGCCCGCAGCTCGCTGTGGCTCAGGGAGCGCAGGGTGGGGGCGCCGTCGATGGCGGCCACCTCGCTGCCCCCGGACGAGGCGGTGCGGGGGAGTCCGTCGCACCCCGTGGCCTCCGGTCGAACGGCTGCCGGGATCACACCAACCTCCCCACCACCCAGATCACCGCCAGCCCGGCCGACAGGCCGACCAGCAGGAGCGCCCCGGTCGGCACGCGGCGGCGGTAGGGCGGGTGGCCGTCGTAGATCGGCAGGTGCCGGACGGACGGGAACGGGCCGTAGGGTCCGGACGCCATCACCGCCCCCTCCCCAGCCACCGGCCGGTGGCGAGCCCGACGAGCGGGGACGCCGCGACCCAGGCGATGAGGCCGAGCTGCCAGGCGGTCACAGCTCCTTCTCCCACTCCGCCTGCCGCCAGCCCCACTCGGCCCTCGCGCACTCCCGGCACAGGGCCTTCCCCTCGTCCGGGTCGAGGCCGGCACCACACAGGTGGCACGCGCAGGTGCAGGTCGCCCCGGCGGCGCAAGGGCCGCACAGGTGCTGCGAGGCGGCGCGGTCGGCGCGGTCGGCCTCGTAGTCGCGGGCGGCGAGGTCGAGGACGTCCTCGGTCACGGCCGCACCTCGATCATCCGGTCGAGCAGCAGCAGCGCGGGCTGCTGGAGCGCCCGCTTGGTCGGGTCGAGCCGCTCCCCGGTGGCGTCCCCGGCGGCGGCCATGGCGGCGGCCCTGGCGGCGGCCAAGCTCGGCTGCGCCTCGCGTGCCCGCTCCGCGGAGTCGAGCGCTGCCAGGCGCTCCAGGGTGTGCGCGTGCTCGTCCAGGCCGGCCAGGCGCAGCCAGGCGGGCGCGCACTCGCGCACCAGCCAGTCCGTCGCCATCCACGCGCGCCGCGCGGCGACCTCCGGCCCGTGGTTGGTCCCGACGATCCTGGTGACGTAGGGCAGCAGTATCTGCCGGTCCTCGTCGTCCATCGCGTCGTTCCACTCGCGGCAGAAGGCGCCGATCACCGGGCAGACGCACTCGGGGTGGTCCGTCCAGGGCTCGCCAGCCACCCACGCGGCCGCCTCGACCATGCAGGCGGCGAACTCGCCGTTGGGCGGCCCGTGCTTGCCCCGTTCGAGACGCAGATCGGGGGGGAGGGTCCGGGTCGTCGTCACGCCGCCCTCCTCTCGGGCAGCTCGTCCCAGGCCCGCACGCGCGACTCGGCGGCGAGCAGGGCCCCGAGCTCCATCTGCCGGGCCAGCGCCTCGGCCCGGCGGCGGACCTCGGCGGGCTCCGCGTAGTCGGGCCACTCGGGCAGCAGGGCCTCTCGGATGGCGCGGTGGAACCTCATGTGCAGGTGATGGGCCGCGCGATAGAACGCCTCGCGGGCGATCCCGGTCGGCTGGCGGTACGCCCTGGCCCCCGCCTCGTGGTACGCCTCGGCACGGCCGTAGGCGCGGATGGCGTCGGCGGGGGTCATCCGGTCACCGCCGGCGGCTTGCGGGCGATGGTCGTCTCCGGCTGGCACCCCGCGATCCACCAGCGCCCGTTGACACGGACCACGGGCCGGGCGATGCGCGGCTTGCTCACCCACCGCGCGCCGCGCGGACAGGTCAGGCGCGGGCGCGGCTGCACCCGCACGCACCCGAACCGGACCAGCCACCGCCGCCCGGCGCCGACTCGCGTCAGGTACGCGCAATCGATCGGCCGGGCGGCAGGCGGCTCCGCGGTGCGCGGCGGCCGTGGCGCCGGTGCCGCGGGCTCCGGCGGAGAGACGGGCGCCGGAGGGGTCTGGGGGGCCGGGGGCAGGGGCGCGCAGGGCACGTCGGCCGCCGCCGACCACGTCTCACCCCCGACCGCGTACGCGCCGACCAGGTGGCCGGTGCCGCGGGGCAGGGCGAACGTGACCGACGACGCGGGCCCGGTGAATCGGTGCGAGCCGATGGCCACGGTGTCCCCGTCCAGGATGGCCAGGTATGAGCCCGAGATCGCGCGGCCCGGGACGAAGCCCTCTAGGGCCAGCGTGGCCTGCGGGCGGGCCGGGTCGGCGCAGTCGACGGACAGGCCGACGTTCGCGCTCGCCTGCTCGGCGAACACGGCCGCGCCGAGGACGCCGGCGGCCATGAGGGCGATGGCGGTGCGGTCCCTCATGCCGCCACCTGCGCGGGAGCCCCGGGAGGCGGGGTCTGCGGGGAGCGACGACGCTCGCGCGCCGCGCGGGCGGCGCAGAGGCTCACGAAGAGCTTACCGCCCTCGCCCTGCTCGTCGCGGTGGGCGAGGTCCTCGCGAAGCTGGACCAGGTCGTCCCACACGTCGCGGGCGACGCGCTGGAGGTGGTACTGCGAGTTCAGGGCCTGCTCGACGCGCCCGAGCATCTCGATCCGCGCGAGCTGGGCCTCGTCGAGCGCGTCGTCGAGCTTGGAGTGCTTCGGCCTGGTGGCCATGCGGTAACCTCCCTGTGCGGCCCCACTCCCTCAGCGCCGGGAAGCGGCGGGAGTGGGGCGGTTCTTTTGCTTCCGGGCCTCGCGGTCCCCGGTACCGTTCGAGTCGTGTGTGAACAGCGAGTCGATCGACACCCCGTAGAGGCGGGCCAACCGCACGAGCGTGTCTGCGCGCGGCGACCACTTCCCGACCTCGGCGTTCTGCAACGTGGCGCGGGAGATCCCAGCGCGCTCGGCGGCTTCGACCTGGCTCAGCCCGCACGCCATGCGTGCGCGCCGCAGAAGGTCGGGTGAAATCGCCATGCTCGTCATGTCGAGCAACCTAGGCCATAAAACCTCGGCTGTCAAGAAGCTAGGCCGAGAAATCTCGGTCGCGCTCGAACGGCCGATGGACTTAGGCTTCGCCCCGATGACGACGTTCGGCGAACGGGTCAAGGCGCTGCGCAACGAGCGCGGCTGGACCCAGGAGGAACTCGCTCACCGCAGCGGGCTCTCGCGCGCCACGATTCAGAACCTCGAGGCAAGCAAGCATGCCCCGCGGCACGACTCGTTGCAGCGGCTCAGCGGCGCGTTCGATCTCAGCATCGCCGAGATCGTCAACGGCACGGTCTCCGAGGGGCCGCGGAGCACCGGCGCCGCTCCGAACTACGCCGCCTACTTCGCGGAGAACCTCGCCCGCATCATCGCGGAGCGCGATCTTTCCCAGCACTGGTTGGCGGCGCGGACCGGAATCCACTTCACGCACATCTCAGACTACTCCCGCGGCTCCCGCCGACCGGGGCTCAACAACGCCAAGCGCATCTCGGACGTGTTGAACGTCAGCCTGGACTCGATGCTCCGTCCGGCGGCGGCGGCTCCGGGTGCGGCACCAGACGTAGATGAGCACCTGGCTGACCTGCTCTCGGACGAGCCGCCCGCGGAAGGGGAGGGGTCTCGCTAAGCGCCCGCCGTGCCCGGTCGGCGTAGGGGATGTCCCCGTGCCCCATGTGTTCCAGCGCATCGAGTTGGGCGGCGAGGAACGCCCGGAGGGCGACCTTGCAGGCATCCTCGACGGCGGCCCTGGCGTACACCTGCCTCGGATCGACCGCCACCCCCCGCCCCCTCTCGCCGCTCCCGCGGGATCGTAGCCGCCGGTCCGGCGTGCGTCGATCCCGCGGCCTGCGGGGTGTCACATCGGCCCGTGCGGGATCAAGCCCGGGCGGGCACCTGCCGATGACCACACGTTGGTCGAGGAGGCCAGCATGGTCCACCAGATCCTCTCCCTCATGGGCGACCTGATCGCCGTCATGGTCCCGGACCCGCCCTGGGTCCTGGTGCGCGACTGGTTCTAGCCCGCGCGACGGCCCCGGGGGTGGTGCCGGGGCCGTCGTCGTTCAGCCGACGTTGATCACGCCGGCCAGGATGAGGACGAGCACCACGACGCCGCCCAGGACGAACATGGCCCAGCCGGGCACTACCGCTCCTCGTCCGGGAAGGGCTCCGGCACGCCCAGCCCGTAGCCGCGCAGCTCCCTGACCGCGTAGGCGACGAGCACGGGGATCGCGGCGCCGACGATCGGCCCGAACGCCCCGAACGTGCCCCAGTCGAAGTCGGCCGCCCACGCGGCGACGCTCGCGAGGATGACGCCCGCCAGCGCGAGCGCGGCGGCCTTGACCTTGGTGAACATCCGGTCCTCCTAGTCGCGGTAGGCCCGGACGATCCGGGCCATGATGATGTCGCCGGGGCATGCGGTCGCGTTCCCCGGCACCTCCCGGTGGCCGCGGAGCGAGCCGCCCCGGATGTCGTACTCCTCCATCAGCTCGTCGAAGGACGCCTGCTGGTGGTAGGTGATCGGCCCGTTGGTCACGAAGACCACGCCGAGCGTGTCGTTCGCGCCGCGGGCGTGCGCGCCCTCGGTCACTGAGACCTTCGTCGCGTGGCGGCCGAGGTAGCGGTTCCCTGAGGCGAAGATGCCGACGTGGTAGCCGATGTCCGACCAGCCCTTGACGTCCTGGTGATACGCCTGGAACGAGCGCCACACGGCCTTCTCCAGCTCGACCACCTTAGGGTCGACCGCGCCGAGCTTGCGCAGCGCCTTGCGGTACGCCTTGATCGCCCGGTTGTAGTCACGGATGACAGCCGAGATGCGCCGGCGGCGCTCGGCCTCCTCGGGGGTGCGGTGCGGACGGCGCCAGATCGCGTACCACTTGGCGCCGGGTCGCTTGGGCTTGGTCAGCTTGCGCCGCTCGGCGCGCCCGATCGGGGTCAGCTCAGACGCCGAGTAGTGGATCGTCGCCCGGCCGCCGTGGTTGGCAACCCCGCCGGTCGAGCGGGGAGACCGCAGGCCAGCCGCCTCGCGGCTATAGGTGGTGTAGCTCATGGGCCCTCCTCGATCTGTGGACATGTCTGGGCCAGCTCACCCCGCAGAACGCGCGCCTCGTCCAGCAGGCGATCGATCAGGCCCTCGATGCCGACGGCGACCGGCTCTTGGATCACGCCCTCGTAGTAGTCGATCTGGGCGTGGTTCCACGCGGCCAGGTCGCACACGAGGTCGCGGTTGGCCTGGGCGGTGTCCGCGAGCTGGACTTGGTGCAGCACGACCAGGGCGAGGATCAGGAGCACCAGGACGGCGAGCGCCCAGTGGACGACGCGCGAGGGGACGGTGATGTGCCTCACGTCGGACCGCCCGCCAGGAGGGCCACGAGCATCCCCACCAGCCCTCCCGCCGCCGCCAGTGCGGCGACGGTTCCCGCGATCACCTTCCACGTGAGCCTGATCCCGCCCTGCTCACCCGAGCGCGTGAGGCGGGCGTCGTCGAGGTCGTCCACGATGCTCTCGATCGCGTCGACCTTGCGCATCACGTGGTCGAGCTTGGTGCCCATGACGGCGACCGCGGTGACCAGGCCCTCGCGCTCGATCGTCCGCCGCCAGGCGTCGACGCCCCGGCGCCACTCGTCGACCGTCCCGCGCCAGCCCTCGATGCGGGCCAGGCGTTCCTCGACGCCCGGGTAGGGCGGCTCGTGCCGGGGAGGATCGCCGGTCATCCCGGCCTCCGCACGGCGATGTAGGAGGATCGGGCCGGCACGATCTGCACCCGGCCGCCGGTGCGCGGCGCCTCGATCACCTTCCCGTTGCCGACGTACATCTGGACGTGGCCGGTGCTCGGGAAGAGCAGGTCCCCCGGGCGCCAGGCGCCGCGGTTCTTGGTGTTCACCGCCTGGCCGACCTTGATCTGGTCGTACGTGGTGCGCGGCAGCTTCACCCCCGCCTTCGCCCAGGCGTACTGGACGAGCGATGAGCAGTCGAAGCCGATCGTGTTGGCCCCCTGGGCGAACCCGCGGGTCGGACCGGACGGCGTCCCGCCGCCCCACGAGTACGGCACCCCGAGCTGTCCCCTGGCCGCGTTGATGACCTGGGCCGCGCTCGGGTCGGCGGGGCGGCCGGCCTGGGTCAGGCCGTCGAGGGCCGCCTGGCGTCCGGCGGGCGCGGGAGCTCCTGCCCGGCGCTGCTTGCGGGCCGCCTCCTGCTGGGCCGAGAGGTCGCGGCGGGCGCTGGCGAGACCGAGCAGCGTGGTCGGGCTCACCCCCTCGCGCGTCCCGGTCTCCTCGATCGCCTGAATCGCCGCCATCTGGAAGGCGCGGGGGTCGGCCGTAGCGGCTGGCCCGGCGGGGCTTGACGTTTTCGGCAAGCCGGAGGCCTGGCGGGGACGCCGGGGCCGGGCGGTGGCGGGACCTCCGGCGCCGCGGTAGTCCTTGGCGTATTGGAGCACCTTCGGCACGTAGGCTCGCGTCTCGGCGTAGGGCGGGATGCCGCCGTATCTGCGGACCGCGCCGGGGCCGGCGTTGTAGGCGGCCAGGGCCTTGCGCACGTCGCCACCGAAGGCGTCGAGCTGCTGGCGCAGGTAGCGCGCCCCGCCGCGGAGGTTCTGCGCCGGGTCCCAGACGTTGCGCACGCCCAGTCCGCGCGCGGTGGCAGGCATGAGCTGGGCGAGCCCCTGGGCGCCGGCGGGCGACCCGGCGCGCGGGTTCCAGCCGGACTCGGCCCGGACGAGGCCGAGGAACACGGGAACCGGCACGCCCTCCTGGCGGGCGATGTTGGTGGCGAGGCGCTGGAGGTTGGGCGGGGCCATCTGCTACCGCCCTCCCCGGCATGGGGTACGCTGCGCCCGCATGGCCGACGAGCCTCCCCGCTGGCGCGAGGTGAACACCCCGGAGTGGGAGCGCCGGGTGCGCGAGGGCGCCAGGCGGGACGCCCGCAACCTGCGCATCTTCTGGACGGTCCTGGCCGTCATCGCGGTCGGCTTCTTCCTGTGGATGGTCGTGGACCAGCCGGGCGCCGACGGTCCGTGGACCGGCGAGGACCCGCCCGAGTGCCTGTACGACGACCGTCCGTGGGGCTGCTGACTCACTTGCGGTCTCCGAAGCGCTCGGCGTAGTAGGCGCCGCGCAGGTAGTCGTAGGGCGAGACGGGCAGGCCGGCCAGGTACTTGATGAGCCCGAGCCGCCCGGTGTCCGAGCGCGAGGGCAGGAACTGGGCCGACTGGCCGTAGATCGGCAGCGTGCGCAGGATCGTGTCGAGCGTGGGCGAGTACCCGGGCCGCTCCTCGCCCAGGTACACGTCGCGCTTGGGTCCGTAGCCCGGGACCGGGAGCCCGATGCGATCGAGCCACTGGATGACCTGGGGGGCGTAGACCCGCTCGCCATCGCGGTAGGTCCGGCCCCGGAAGGCGCTGTAGCCGGTCACGGCCTCGACCGGCACGCGTGCGAACGGGGTCACCAGCCCGGCCAGGTAGTTCATCCGGATCTCGCTCGGCCGCGGGTCGAGCAGGTCGAGCGTGGCGAATCCGGTCACCCGCTCGGGGTTCAGCGTCAGCGTCTGGTCCTCGGGCGCACCGATGATCCGCCGCAGCCCCGGCGTCGAGGGGACGGCGAACGAGGAGCCCGCCCACGGGGGCAGGAAGGACATGTCCGGGTTCCCCGCCAGCTCCTCCGACGCGCTGATCGTCTTGGCGATCGATGCGCCCCGGCCGGGGTTGCGGGCGAACTCGCGCAGGGTGTTCGGGATCGCCTTGGAGGGGAAGGTCACGAACGGCAGCCAGAAGCGCCGGGCGGCCTCGACGAAGGCCCCGACCTCGCCGTAGTCGAACAGGAACTCGCGCACCTTGCGGGCGGCCGTGCCCGAGTCCTCGCCCTTCTTGAGCAACTCGATGAAGGTCCCCAGGCGCAGCGTGTCCTCGCGCATGTCCCCGACGGCCTGCGAGGCACGGGCGGCCGGCCCCCGGCCCGGGCCCGCGAAGCGCCCGCGCCGCACCACGTCCTCCGAGGAGACGATCTCCGAGCGCACCCAGCCGGTGCGGATCACCCCGTTCGACTCGGCCAGGCGCAGCAGGTCGTCGCGGGAGTAGGTGCGCCCGCGGATCGTCAGCTTGCCGCCGCGACCTCGCAGCATGCGAAACGCCTGCGTGAAGGTGACCGGGTTGCGCGCCCCGGCCCAGTAGGCCCGCAGGGAGTCGTCGTAGAGGTTGCGCATGTGGTAGCCCGGCGAGAGCAGGGCCAGGGCCTTCCAGCGGCCCGAGAGCTGGCGGGTGAAGCGCTTGATGCCCTCGATCGCCTCCGGGTCCCGGACGGTCGGGGTGATCGAGCGGTGCACCCGCTCCAGGGCGTCGGCGATCTCGTCGGGGATGAGCGAGCCCTTGTGGTAGCGAAGTGCCCCGGGTATCTCGCGCCACTCGCGCTGGAGCTGCTCGTACGCCTCGGGCGTGACCTTGAGCCCCGGCCGGGGGCGCGGCGTCCAGGGCGGGGCGGCTCCGTGCTGGCCGACGATCGCGTCGTCGAGCGCCTTCTTGACCCGCGCCTGCACCGAGGCCCGGCCGCGCCGCTCGATCAGCTTCGCGATGTTGAGCTCGGGCCGGAACCCGTGGCGCTCGCCCGCGGCGATGAACTCGTCGAGGGTCGGCGTCTCGCGCAGCTTGACGAAGAAGGGGTCGTCGATCTGGTTCGGCGAGGCCCGGCCGAAGACGCGCTCGAACGCCTGGCGGTCGCGCTGGCCGGCCAGCAGGTGCGGCACGTAGTTCTCCAGCACCCCCTTCTCGACCCCGGCCGCCTCCTCGAGGCGGTGGAAGTCGTCGAGCAGCGACCGCGCTCGGCCCGACAGCTCCTCCAGTCCCTCCGGCAGGGCGTGACGGGCCGGGTCGTCCAGGTGCCGGGCGATCAGCTCGCCCCCCTTGCCGCGCTCCAGCCGTAGCGCCCGCTCGGCCTTCTTGATGTCGATGTCGAGCTTGCGCGCGGCCCGCTCGATGTCGCGCATCTCGACCCCGCCCAGGCGCCGGACGTCCTGGTAGACCTCGTTGACGATGTCGGCCGCGCCGCCGCCCGACTTCGCCCCGGCCCGCACCGTCTCGCGCGCGCGCTTGGGGACGACCTTGCTTCCGACGGCCTTGGCGACCTTCGGGATGCGCTCGGACTCGCCGAGCCACGCGACTCGGCCGCGCGTGAAGGGGACGCGCAGCCCGACCGCCAGGGCCCGCGGCGCTGCGGCCCGCTCGGCGGCGGCCTCGGCGGAGATCGCCCCCCGCTCGGCCAGGGTGAGGCGTCGCCCCTCGCGCAGGACGATGTCGTCGGCGCGCTTCGCCGCGGCGCGGCCGGCCTGGCGCATCGCCGACCCCGTGCCGAAGCTGACGTAGGTCACCGGGTCGGTGGCGATGTCGGCCACCAGCCCCAGGATCGTCCCCGCCGCGCCGCCCGGCAGCATCCCGCGCTCACGCAGGGTGTCGGAGAGGAACTCCTTGCGGCCGCCCTGGCCGAGCGTGTAGAGGTTCCGCGCCGCCTCTCCGGGTCGTCCGGCGGCGACGTTGCCGATCGCGTACGCCGGGGTCGAGAGCGCGTTCAAGACCGCCCGGACGGGCGTGAAGCCCGGGCCCGCCCCGACGTTGACGGTCTCCGCCCGGTTGATCCGGTCAACCAGCGAGGTGCGGCCGAAGGTCGTGCTCCCGACGTCGATCCCGCGCGGTGCCGAGGACGTGCGCCGCGACGATCCGCCTGACGCGCTGCGCGGGCGATCTGAGACGGTCGCCGAGCGGGCCCGGCTGCCGGCGCTTCGGGGGCGGTCGGAGACGGTCGGCATCTAGAAGAACCCCGGGACGCCGCGCTGCTCGGCCGGGCCAGGCTGCTGGCCGGTCACCTGCCGTGCGATCTGCATGGCCCGCGCCCGCGGGGCGCCCATCGCCTGCAGCTCGCGCACGATCTCGGCGAAGTTGTATTGGAGGTACTCGGTGCGGCGCTGGCCCTGCTCGTCGGTGATCGTGCGCGGGATCCCGTCCCACATCTCCCGCGCCCGCTTGGTCAGGGCCCGCAGGTCGGAGGGCTTCAGGCGCCGCTGCTTGGCCCGGTCGGCCTGGGCCTTGGCGATCTGCTGGTCCTTCTGGGCGATCAGGCGGTCCAAGGTGTTGGCCCGGCTGGTGAGGTTGTTCTCGCGCGCGATCCGAAGCTGCGTGGCGAGCTTCGCCCGCTCGGCCTTCATCTTGGCGAGGCGATCCTGGCGGGCCACCCGCTCACGGCTGCGGATGCCCTCCAAGTCGACCGCCTGCCCGCCCTGGGCGATCGCGAGGGTGGCCTGGAGCTGTCGGTTGCGGAACGCCTGTTCGGCCCGGGCCTCGGCGGCCTTGGCCTGCTGCTCGCGGTAGCCGCCGATCGCCTCTTGGCGCTGGCCGAGGCGCTCGGCGAGGAACCGCTCGGCTGCCGTGAGCCCCTCCGACCGGGCCACGGTGGGGAGCTGGTTGAGCGCGGCGATGGTCTGGGCCGACCGGGCGGCCTGGCCCTCGCGCGCCCCCTGGGCCAGGACGCCCGGAAGGGCCCGCTCTGCCTGGGAGAGCGAGGGACCCGGCGCCTGTCCGTAGGGCCCCGAGACCGGCCCGGAGACCGTGTCAGTGAACCCGGCGGCCGAGAGGTTGGCGAGCTTGCCCAGGGCGGCGGCGCCCGCGTCGCGGTCGGCGGCGGCGGCTTGCGCGTACTGGTTGTAGACGTCCGTGATCCGCTGGCGCTGGGCCTCGGTGGTGCGGTCGAACTGGCCGATGTCGGCCCGCTGCTGGGGCGAGAGGCCGGTCAGCTCGGTGCGGGGCCGGGCCCACCAGCGCCCGGTCTCGGGGTTGATCGTCCACTCGTACTGGTCCGGGTTGAGGCGCGGCTGCCTGCCCCACGAGCCGATGAGGCCCGGCGAGCCGACGTACTCGCGCGGGGGCAGGCGGTTGCGCCGCTGCGCGGCCGGGGTGCCGCCGGGCGGGGTGGAGCGGGGGGCACCGGCGGTGCCGGGCTTCACCCACCAGTCCTTGCCGTCCTGGCGGACCTTGACGGTCGCGAATCCCTTCGGCTTCTGTGCCCAGCGTGCCTGGGACATCGGTCAGCGCCCCTCCTCGCGCCGGGCGGCGGCGCGTGGGTCCTCGCCCTTCCGCTTCTTGAAGCCCTCGCGGTACCCGCGGTGTTCCTTCGAGAGGAGGTACGCAACCGCCTGCCGGACCGCGTCCTCCTGGCCGGCCTGGCGCGCCCACTTGTGGGTGGAGACGAATCGCGAGACGGCGCGGTTGAACAGGTCCTTGTCGAACGACCCCGGGTCCACCTTCGCCTTCGCCGCCTTCGTGCGGAGGGTGCCGGGCTTACTCCTGTTCGCCTCGGTCCGCGGCGCGGGCGCCGCCGGGGGCCGTGGGATCCGGCTGGCGTCGGGCTGCCCCGTCCGTGGCATGACCGGGCGCACGAGGCGCCCGGTGCCGGTCGAGCCGGGGACCGGGTTGGGGAGGGTGCGATGGGCGGGGCCGCTGCGCGGGGTCGCCACGGGCGCCGAGCGGGTCTGGCCGCTGCCACGGGCCACCTGGCGCCGGATCGCCGCGGCGGCCTGGTTCGCGGCCCGCGCGGCCCCGGAGGCGTCGAGGCGGGTGGACGACCGGCCAGCCCCCCCGCTTCCGCTCCCGGCGCTGGACGCCGAGCGGCCGGCCGCCTGCGCCGCCCTGGCGATCGACGTGTCGCGCGCCTGCTGCGATCCGCGGGCCGCGCGGGCGGCCGCGGCGACCCCCGATCCGAACGCGGGGTTGTACGTCCCCCGCACGTCCTCGATGCGGACCCCGCGACGACGACGGGTCGTGCCGCCGCCGAAGAGCCCCCTGTAGCTGGTCGCCATGTTCTTCCTCCTAGGCTCTGACGACGGCCCACTTGGCCTTCGCGCCGGGCTGGACGATGCGGTACTGCCCCTTGCCGAAACGCTGGTCGAGAACGGACGTGTCGGGTCGCGCTGACCCGTGCCACAACCAGCCTGACGGTGTGCCCGGACGGGCGGGTGCGCCCGGCGCGGCGCCCGGGTTGCCCGGGTCGTTCGCCGCGTTCTGAGCGGGTGGCGGGGCCACCGGCTGCTGCGCCTGCCAGTCGGCATAGTCGGCCTGGGCCTGGGCGCGCTCGCCGCTCATGCGGCGCAGCTCGTCGGCCTGCTGGTCCGTGAGCCCCTGCTGGGACTGTGCGAACTGGCGCATGATGGCGTTCCGGGCCGCGTCGAGCTGGCGCCGCTGGGCGACCTGGTCGCGCTGGTTGAAGCTCGACCAGAAGGTGCCCCGGGCTGAGTGCTGCTGGCCGACCTGCCGGTACGCCTGCATGTAGAGCCGCCCGTCGGGGGCGCGCGCGAGCCGGTAGACGAGGTTCCCATCCTCGGCGACCTCCTCCGGCATCAGGTCCCGCGTGTACCCGGCCTCGTTGAGCTGGGCCGCCGTATCGAAGGCGAGCGAGCGGCGGCGCGGGTTGAACAGGCCGGGCAGCCCCGCGATCCCCTGGTTCGCCAGGTCGATGCGGGACTGAAAGCCTGCGCTTACCGGAAGTGTCATCATGTCCTCCCGACGCGGATGGGGGCGGCGGATATCGAGCGCTCGGTCCACCACCCAGAATCCGCCGGGTCCTGCACCTTGTATTTGCACGTCAGCGTCACCGCGCCGAGACCGAGCTTCCGCTTCTCGCGGTAGCCGTGAATCGAGGTGTGACTGAACGTCCCTGAGGGCCCGGTGTGAGTGTCGAGCGCATCGGCGTCGACCGCCCCCGTCGAACCGATGTCGTAGGACATCCAGTTCTCCTTGTTCGGGGTGCCCGAGTGGGGTCGCGCGCCGATCTTCACGTCGTAGTCGCCGGGCAGGGGGAGGGTGATAGAGGGGCCGACCGTGGCGAGGTCCCCGTAGCCAGTCGCGCCCGTCCGCTGTTCGCTGTTCGGGACGAGGGCGAACAGCGGCACCTGATTCCCGACCGCCTCCCAGCGATACACGCTCGGCGCGTTCGTGCGGAACCGGAAGTGCCACACGATCCCGTTGGTCGAGTCGGCCAGGTAGTAGACCTCGTCGCCATCCTGCGGAGCGACCGGCAGGTCCGTGACGAGAGGCGGCCGCACGGCCGCCAAGAGCCCGCGCCGCACCGAGGCCATCACCGCCGGATCGCGCAGGCCCGCGACGATCTCCTCGCGCATCGGGGTGTCGGGCCAGCGGGTCACAGGGGCCTCCGGGAGCGCCGCAGGGTCAGGCCGATCCGGGTGATCTCGGTCTTCTGCTCAGTCGTCTGGGTGGCGGTCTTGGTGAGCCGGACCTGGTGCAGGGCGGCCTTCGCCCCCACATCGTGCACGTAGGGCTTGGTCAGATCGGCGTTCTTGGAGGCCATCGAGGACAGGTTGGTCACGATCTCGGCGTCCGAGTCGAGCGCCTGCTTGGAGGAGACGAGCCCCCCGAGCGTCGAGCCCGAGCCGCCCGTGTCGTACAGGTTGGCCTCGATCGCCACCTCGAGCAGGCGCTCGTCCACGTCGGCGCCGGCCTCGCGGGCAAGGCGGGCCGAGCCGTTCATCTCAAGCACCGGGCTGGTCCCGTCGTCGTCGCGGGCCGGGCCGGTGCCGTCGAGCGCCGGGCCGTAGTCGAGCACCCGGCCCTGGTCGAGGTCCTGGACGGCCAGGATCCGGTCCGCCTCGCCTGCCACGCGCGAGCTGAACATGTAGCGGGGCTCGTGGTTCGAGATCGGCCCGAGCCAGCGCGGGTTGAAGCGGCCGCCCTCGTCGAAGGGGTAGACGTACCAGCACCGCTTCGTGCCGCCGTTTCCGACCGACAGGTAGACGACCAGCACCCCGTCCTTCTCGCCGATCACGCAGCGGTCGGTCGCGGGGTCGAAGGCGGCCGCCATCTGCTGCCACTCCCGGGTGACCTTCCCGGCCGTCAGCCCCCGCACCCGCCCGCCCGCGTAGACCCAGACGTCCTCCGACCCGCCCCAGACCGGGCCGATCGAGAGCGTGTGGGCCGAGCGGATGTCCAGGCACCCCGCGCCCTCGCCGCCGGGGAGCATGGCCTGGTCGAGCGCCCCGTAGACCCCGTAGATCCCGTAGGCGTTGCGGCGCTTCAGGACGATCAGGGGGTTCTCCGAGGGGAGCAGCGCCACGCACTCGTCGGCGTCGTTGGGCGAGGGGACGTCGATGAAGTCCATCAGGAAGTCGAGGTGGTTCTCGGACTCGTTGACCGGCTCTGTCGACGGGAGGGCAAACCCCGGGTAGGTACCGATGTTCCACCCCTGGGGCCCTACGTACACTCGGCTTTTGTGCTGAGCCACACCAGTGCCCCAGAGGGAGTCCTTGTGCGAGGCGACGTCCTTGAATGGGCACTTGCGCACGATGCTGTAGCTCGACTTCGTGGTGAGGTTCGGCGAGTAGTTGGTATCCCAGGTGATGCTCGTGTCGCTGCCGACCGCGTTGATCTCTGAGCACTTGGGGTTCGGGGAGCCGCCGAACGGGATGATGAGAAGGCAGTCGCGCTCGGGCTGGGTCGTGAGGATCGAGATGTCCGAGTTCCACTTGGTCCCGTATCCGGTCACCGTCGAACCAGAGGTCGTCACCGTTCCGGCGTCGTAGATCGAGACGACGGGAGCACTCACACCGGTCAGGCTCGGCGCGATCGTGACGACGCTCGCCGAACTCGACCGTAGGGCTTCCAGCGTGAGAACCGATGTCGTCGCCGCGACGATCTTCTTGGAGGAGTGGAACTTCGCGGAGGGGTAGACGAACGCCCCGACATCGGGCGGGACCGAGAACACGACATCGCGGATCGTCGCCTCACCATCGGTCGTGGTCCCGGTGAGGTCGCTCGCGGTCCCGGCCGAGGCGGCCCCGGCGTAGCGGCGCATCGGCGTCAGGCCGTCCTGCGCGCACCACAGAAGCTCATCGTTGTAGACCGCGCGCGGCAGGTACACGACCGAGCCCGCGAACAGGGCAGTACCCGCCGAGGCGCTGTTGTGGATGAAAAGGTCGCCGTCGTCGTCTCCGGTGACCGTCCTCGTCACGCCGGCCAGGACGAACTTGTTGCGCGCCACCGCCACGAGGTTGTCGGCCACGTCGGCGGTCGTGCCGTCGTAGCGCCAGCCGCGGCGCTGGCGGATGAGCCCCTGGGGCATGATCGCGTCGGCCCCGCGCTCCAACGCCCGCAGCGGGAGCTGATGGGCCGGAAGGTCCGTGACCACCCCGTCCGAGCCGGGGCGCTCGATCCACAGCGTGCGGCGCGGCATCAGCGACCCGTCCTTCTGGCCCACTCGGCACGGGCCGCCATCGCCTGCTCGCGCATCTGGTCCCGCACGGCGGGCTCGGCGTGGAGGAACTGGCGCCGCCAAACCCGGGCGGGGCGCGTGTTCCACTTGCCCGCCCCCGATCCGAAGACCGAGAGCTGGCGCACGGCCTTGACCTGGTGCGGGTAATCGCCGGGGTCGCGCTCCTCGCGCACGCGCGCAGGCGGCATCCGGTGGCCGTAGAGCCGGGCCGTGTAGATCGGAAGGAGATCGCGCGCGACGGCCTCGGCCGCGCCCTCTTCCCAGGAGAGCGGGCCGCTGCCGGGATCGTGGACCTGCCCGTCGGCCTGTCCTGAGTGGGGGTTGCGGCCCCACTGCATCTGGTGAAGGCCCTCGTGCAGGAGCTGCCGGGCGGCGCGGACCTGCCCCTGGTCGAGTCTGCCGCGCGTCCCGTACCGGGCGGCGAGCGACTCGATCCCGGGGCGCCCGGCCGGTCCGAACCCGACGACGCCGGCCTGCGCATAGGCGTCTGGCATGTTCGGCACGTCGCCGTAGGCGACCGAGAAGTCCCGAACGGGGAAGCCGACCTGGGTGAGCCAGTTGCGGGTGTGGGCCGCGAGCTCGTTGACGGGAGGAGGGACGGGGTAGGTCATCGCCCGAACCCCCGCAGGAACACCTTCGACGCCCCCGCGCCCATCCGCCGGTTCATGTAGGCCCGCAGGCCCTCGCGCAGCTCGGCCGTCGCGGCCGCCGCTCCGCGGGCGAGGTCGAAGTCCTCCTCCGACTGGGCGATCCGGTAGACCGCCTCCTCGGCGATGAGGTCGTGGAACTCGGTGGGCATCTCGGACGGGGTGTCTCCGTCGGCAGAAAGCGCCACCGGGCGCTGGACGTAGTGGATCGTCGCGGCCGCCGTGACGGTCGTGGTCGGGACGGGCCACACGCGGATCGTCGTGGAGGCCCCGTCGACGACGTACACCTGCGGCCCGGTCGAGAGCGTCGTGCCCGCGGCCTGGGCGGCGCGGTACTGGGCCAGCTCGGCGCGCGTGATGGGCTGGAGGACGTAGGTGCCCTGGCGGATCGAGAGGATCTCGGTCACGTCGGCCGGGATGGTCACGGTCTCCGTGTTCGCGGTGAAGTTCAGCGAGGCCGTGGCCTCAAGGAGCCGGAACTCGGCCGCCAGGCGGTAGCGGGCCTGGTTGATCGCCGTGTTGATCTGGGTCGTCTTGGCCGCGTCGCCGGTCGAGATCGTGAGGCGGTCCCGGACGTAGGTGCGAAGCTCCCCGTAGTTCACGACCCGACCCCCATGGTCATGAGCATCGGCTGGGCGGCAGCCGCGGGGGGCTCCTCAAACGGCCCGAAGGCGGCGTAGATGAACTGCCGCGCGGTGGCATCGGCGGTCGTCCAGTCGAGCGTGTAACCGTCGGCGTCCATCGTTGACACGTCGCACTCCGCGTTGACCGTGGTCGGCTGGGTGCAGAAGCCGAGGAACTTCGTATCGCTGCTGCGCTGGTCCGTGTCGGAGTCGGCGGTCGCGTCGGCCGACTGGACCCAGGTGTGGCCCTCGCGCACGCCGTCCGCGCCGCCGACCGTGAAGCGCATGTCCGTGGTGTCGAGGGCGGTGTTGGCGACCTTGTTCCAGCCGAGCGCGAGCAAGGCGGCGGGCTTGAAGCCGACCCCGGTGGTCGCCTTGGTGCCGACCGAGGTGCGCTGGGTCTCCGCCCCGACCTTGAACTGGCCGCCCTTGATGCACAGATAGCCGAACGCCTGCGAGGAGGACATGGTGCCCGACCACGTCAGCGTGAAGCCGGTCGCGTCGAACGAGGCGAGCGCGGCGTGGAGCACGTTGCTGGTGCTTGTCGACGAGGACGCGCAGAGCACCTTGTCGGTGACCTGGCGGCTCACCGTGTCCATCGTCGCCTGACCGTCGCGGTCGCGGATCGCCGCCGCGCCCTGGGCGGTTGAGGCCGAGGCGAAACCGAGCGTCAGGTTGTGCTCGGTGAAGCTGTTGTTGATGTTGGCGATGTTGGTCGCCGTCAGCAGGAAGTCCGGCTGGAAGCCGGGAGCGGTGTAGCTGACGTTTCCGGTCGCGCCCGGCGTCGCGTTCGTGGCCGCGAAAACGTTGGTGATGTCCGTCCCGCCGAGCGCCAGATAGTGGACGAGGATCGCCGTGGAGGGCGCGTCGGACCAGTTGATCGTGAAGCCGTCGGTGTCGTGGCTCACGAAGTCCGCGATGGCATCGAGCGTCGGCGTCCCATCGCTCAGCATGCGGATGCACTGTGTGTTGAACGACGAGCGTCCGGCGTTCGAGGAGGCCGCCGCGTTGTCGCTCGCTCCGACGTAGACCCACCGCTGGGTCGAGGACACCGCCACGCCGAACATCTGCTGGATCGTCGCCGCCGAGAAGCCGTGCGCGGTGTTGCGCGTCGCCCAGAACAGGACGACCTTCGGCTGGAATCCGAGCCCGCTGATGCTCTGGTTGCCCGTCGTCGTCGGGCTGGTGATGACGCCCTTGTACGCCTTCACGGCCGCCTCAGATCACGGTCGGCAAGCGCCTGCGGGACGAGGATGTACGTCTCGGTCGGCTCGTGGTAGACGATCCAGTCGCCCGCCTCGGCGAACAGGGTGGGGAAGCCGCCCAGCCCGGTGCGCTCGGTCGCCTGCTTGGCGACGACCGCCCGGTTGCCCTGACGTAGGATGCGGGGCTCGTAGCCCAACTACGCCTCCTCGGCCCCGTCCAGAAGCTCGGCCACCTCGGCGACGAGCAGGTCGGTGTTCACCGCGACCTCGCGCGCACGCTCGGCGTAGCCGGCCTCGCGCCGCTCCTCGAAGCGGGCGGCGAGCGCCAGCGCCCGGCCCTGCTGCTGGGCCATCCGGTGCAGCACCCGCTCGGACAGGGCCGACCGCAGCTCGGGGCTGATCCGGTGCGGGTTGGGGAGCGGCGGAGGCGGGGGGGGCTCGGGCTCGGGATCCGGCGGGGGCGGCGGCGGGGGCGCGCCCTGCGGCTGGATCCAGGCCGGGCCGTATCCGAGGGCCGGAGAGCCGGGCCGCAGGCGGAAGTCGCCGCCCGCCGGGTCGGTGAAGCCGGGGTCGGCGTCGCCGGTCACGCAGTCGACGAGCGCCACCCGGTCCCCGATGCCGGGCTGCACGAGCTGGGCGGTCCCGCCGAAGCGCGTGAGGAAGCACCACTCCACGACGTTCCCGACCGGGCGGGGGGCGCCGGAGGGCGCGTAGGACTCGATCAGGTAGCCGCCGCCGCCGGACTGGCCCCCAGGGCGGCCGTGGCCGGCCCCGATGATGGAGCGGGCGAGGCGGTTGCGCTCGCTCGCTCCGGTCAGGCCGGCCGAGGGGTTCGCGCTGGCGTTCTCGGCCGAGAAGGCCGCCGCCGATCCGCAGCCCCAGATGACCAGGCCGGAGAAGTCGCCCTCGTCGCAGTTGGGGTAGAGGTGCAGGGGGAACCAGCCCGCGTCGTAGATGAGCGAGTCGGTGATGCGCGGGCGCAGGCAGTGCTTCAGGTAGAAGGGGTGGTCGTGCGTGTCCTTCCACTTGCCCTGGAGGTGCACGCGCCCCTCCGACCACACGAAGCCCTCGAAGGGTTGCGAGGTGCTGGGCCCGAGCGGGGTGAGCATGATCCGGCGCGAGCCGTCGGTCGGCCGGTCGACCGCGACGCAGCCGAGGAAGCCGACGTCCCGGCCCGAGAGGACCGCGCCGTTGATGCCGCGCCGCTCGCGCGTGTCCCAGAAGATGCCCTCGTAGGTCACGCCGGAGTACGAGCCGCCCAAGAAGTCCGTGACCCGGACCTGGAAGCCCTGGCCGAGGTGCCCACGCGTGTCCTTGACGGCGCGGCCGGGCTCGCCGTGGTCGAACGCTCGGTAGGTGAGCCCCGACTTGCGCGGGAGGCTCGGGTACGTGCCCAGGCCCATGAGGATGACGTCGCCCGCCTGGGCGGCGGAGACGACCGAGGCGATGGTGCTGGGGGTGGCGGGGCGTTCGGCCATCAGTCCTCCGGTGGGATGAGCGCCAGGGCGTCGGCGGCGCGGCTGTGGATCTCCGGGATCGCGCGGAAGGCGGCCTCGTTGACGATCCCGGTGAGGTGCCCGACGAGATCGCCGCGCACGTTCTCCCAGGCCGCCAGGCGCGCGAGGAGGGCCTGGCGCTCCACCTCCGCCTCGCGCAGGCGCATGTCGGCGCCGTCGGCCTCGGTGCGGGCGAGCTGGGCGCGGGCGCTAGCCTCGTCGCGCTCGGCCCGGAGCCGATCGATGATCTCGTCCGGGGTCACTTGTACCCCAGGTGGAAGATGACCTCGTTCGCCGCGACCGCCCCGGTGTCCGAGTCGGCGGCGCCCGTGGTGATCGCCGAGGCGATGCCAGTGCCGAAGGCGAAGCCGTGCGCGTCGGAGAGGATGCGGCCGGCGCCGGCCGTGTTGCCCGGGATCATCAGCGTCATCACCGGGGTGCTCGTGCCGACCGTCGGCGCCGTGGCGAGGTTGTAGAGCTTGAGGTAGCGGGGCGCGGCGTTCGTGTTGGTGGCGTCGATGACGTACACCTGGCCCGCCGAGGCCTTCACGGACTGTGCGTTGGTCGAGGCGTCCGAGATGCGCCGGTGGATCAGGAGGCCGCCGGAGGTGACGGGCGCAAGGTTCGCCGCGACCGTGCCGTCCACCGTGAGCGAGCCGCCGTTGTCGGTGACCGGCCACGGGCCCGTGCCCGCGTTGGCGGTGACCGTGCCATCCACGGTGAGCGACCCGGCCCCGTCGTCCACGCTGAGCGTCCCGCCGTTGTCGTCGACCGAGAGCACCCCGGTGGAGTCCGAGGCGACGGTCACCCGCAGCGCCCCGGCCTCGACCCCGCCGCCCGTTACCGCGAGCGCCGCGTTGTCGACGGTGAGGCTTCCGCCGTTGTCGTCGACGCTGAGGCTCCCGCCTGCGTCGGAGACCGGCTGGGTGGTGGTGCCGGTCGGATCGGTGCGGACGGGGGCCGAGGGGGTGCCGCCGGCCACCGGGCCGCCCGAGGCCGGGAGCGCGAGGCCGAGCATGGTGGTGCTGACGGTCCCCGCGCCGGTGTCGTAGTCGGCGCTGGCCGCCCCCGAGACGCCGACCGTTCCGTCGACGGTGAGGCTCCCGCCGCCGTCGGTGACCGAGACGGTGCCGTCGACGGTCAGCGACCCCCCGCCGTCCTGGACGGTGACCGTGCCGTCGACCGTGAGCGAGCCGCCCGCGTCGCCGACCGGCAGCGGATCGGTGGTGGAGGTGTCGACGGCCGACCCGTCCACGCCGTGCACCACCTTGACCCGCTGGTGGTGCACCCCGGCGATGTCGTCGGTCGCCCAGGTGGCCCCACCCGCGCCCGGATCCGAGGTGACGTTGTCGGCCAACTACTTGACCCCCCCGGGGCGGCGCACGCCGCGGCGTGACCATCCCGGCGCAGGGGGAGCCGGTGTGCCGCCGGCGCCCTCGAAGAAGAAGAACACGAGCATCATGGCCGCGCCCCCCGGAGCCGGGCGCCCCGGCTCGTGGTGCGACCGGGGCGCCCTGGGCTCATCGGTCGATCAGCCCTTCTCGTAGACCGCCAGGACCCCGATCCCCGTGATCGCGGAGAGGTTGGTCGTGGCGGCGGGCTCGGCGCCGATGTTGCCGACCGTGCCGTCGGCCAGGTCGTGCGCCTTGATCTTCGGCGTCGCGGTGCTCCCGTCCCAGGTCAGGTGCCAGCCCCCGGCGATCGTCGGGCTCAGGAAGAGGCCCTTGAGCGTCCCCGCGTCGGTGGGGAGCCCGGCGACCGTGTCGCCGCCGGTGGCGTAGGACGAGGACATCGAGATCGTGCCCACGAAGATGCGGCGGCGCTTGCCGCCCCGGCTGACCGCCGGAAGCTCTGAGGCCTCGGTGAACTGGGCCGTGTTGGTGACCGTTCCCATCTCGACCCTCCTAGGCCGCGTAGACGAGCAGCGCCCGGAGGGTCACTGCCGACAGGTTGGTGGTGGCGCCGACCTCGGTGTTCCCGGCCGTGTACGCCTTGATCTTGGGAGCCGTGGCGCTCCCGTCCCAGTCGTAGAACCGGGTGCCGTCCTGGCGGGTCATGAGCAGCACGCCCTTCAGCTCCTTGCCCCGCACGTCCGAGGTCGGGAGCGTCAGGGTGTCCCCGCCGGTGGCGTAGCTGTTCGACATCGTGAAGCTCACCGGGACGATGAGCGCGTGGATGCCGCCCAGGAACTGCGGGCTCGACTTCGACCCGCCGCCGCCGATGAGGGCAGGGGTTCCGGTGGCGCCCATCAGAGGTCACCCCCCTGCCCCTCGGGGATCGGGGCCGAGACCGGCGCGGCCGCCGGGGGCGGCTCCTCCGGCTCTGGGGCGCTGTCGCCCAGCATCGCCTCGGTGATGGCCCGCACGACCATCTTGCGACGGCGGTGGGCCATCTCGTAGCGCCACGCCTGCTCCAGGTCGATCACGCCGGCGGCGATCCACTCGCCGATCTGGCGCACCCCGGCCTCGTCCCAGCCCTGGCGCGGGGCGGTGTTGAGCGGCTGAGTCGCGGCGGACATCGCGCCCTCGACGATCCGCGGGCCCATGCCCTGGGGCGGGATGGCTCGGAAGTCGTCTTCCAGGCCGATGTGCCCCAGCCGCCAGGCGTTCGAGGCCTTGATGTCATCGAGCCAGTCGGCGGGGGCGCTCGCGCGGTGGTTCTCGAACCGGAGCATCTTGCCGGTGCCCGGCACGCGGTACTTGCCGTGCCGGGCGTCGACGATCTCCTCCGGGGGCTCCAGCCGGACCCGGTGCCGCTCGTAGCGGCTCATGAGCCGGATCGTGGGCGCCTCGGTCATGGTCGTTGCCGTCACTGCGGCATCACCTCCTCGATCTCGATCCCGTCCGCCCAGAAGCGCTCGCGGGTTCGGATGCGATGGCAGTTCGAGCAGACGACCTCGCACTTGGCGATCTCGCGCTGAAGCGTCGAGAGGGCCGCGCCGCGCGCCATCAGGATCGACACCGCGGATTCCTTCTCCCCGGTGACGTGGTCGAAGTCCATGCAGACCGGATCGAAGCGCTGGCCACAGTCGGCGCAGGGCGTCTCGGCCTTGATCGCGTACACGTACTCGCGCGCCTTGCGCCTCCCGGTCTCCCGGTGGCGCTCCTTGGCGGCGCGGTAATCCTCGGGATTCTCCTCGCGCCAGCGGCGCATGCGGTCCCGCACTCGCTGGCGCTCCCCCTCTGGGTCGAGCGTGCGCCGCTTGGCCGCGTACTCCTTGGACTTGCGACGCTTGCGCTCGCGGTACTCGGGGTCGGCGTACCGACGCTTGTGATACTCGCGCTGATACGCCTTCTGAGTCTCATTGAGGGCCATGGCTAGAAGCTGACGCCGTAGCCCTTGGCGTGAACTTTGTCCAGGGAGAACTGGAAGGTCGCCTCGGTGATGAACTCGTCCTTGGTGCCGTCCTCGCTGTTGTCCTGGATGTTCTGCCGGAGCTTGGTGCCCCGGCCGCGCAGGGGCCGGTACTTCATCCCGTCGGGGTCGACGATGTAGAAGTAGCCCTCGTAGCCGAGCTCCAGGAGCGGGTGGTCGACGACCTCAAGGCGCGCCGACCCGGCGATGTAGGTGGAGATGTCCATCCCGTAGGTCGCCGAGGCCTTCTCGTTGACCTGGAGCTTCGCCAGCCCCCACGAGTTGATCGTGTTGATGACGTTGCTGGAGGCCAGGAGGATCTTCCGCGTGCGGCCCGGGCGGACCGAGTAGCGGAAGGCGTCCGAGACGATGTCGATGAACTCGGACTCGGTCATCGTCCCGGCGAGGTCGGTCACGTTGGTCGTGATCGTCTCGTCGAGGCCGCCGGCCGAGCGGATCGGCTTGGCCCCGGTGGAGGTGTCCTCCTTCTTGCGGCCGTGCAGCGCGATCTCCTCCCAGCGCCGGGCGTGCTCCTCGCCCACCTTGCGCTGCTGGTAGCGCCGCTCAGAGCCGTGGTAGTGCTTGACCGCCTCGTTGGTGCCGGTGATGTGGACCGTGTGCTTCACGATCTGGGTGAAGTTGGTCCGCTCGACCTTCACCGTGTGGCGCGCCTCGGGGGCGACGTCGCCCTCCATCTCTGCCGTCGAGAGGTTCAGGAGGTAGGCGTTGTCGGCCGCGGCGGCGGCAGTGCCGGCCCACGCGCGGGTGACCGTCAGATCGTTGCCCGCGACGGCGGTGACGCGGATGACCTCGTCGGTCGTGACGATCTTGACCAGGTCGCCGGCCCGGAAGTACGAGCCGTTGTCGACCGTGATCGTGGTCTGGACGTTCGTGATCGCGCCGTTGAGCTGATCCCAGTAGGGCATCGGCTCGTCCTCCATCCAACGGACCGTGGTCGCGTCGGCGGGGTCGGCGCCCATCCGCTTGGTGATGATCTTCATCATCGGGGCGCCCGGCGGGTCGTACTGCATGACCTCGGTGCCCATGTCGATGACGAGCTGGGCGGCGAGAACCTCGTTTGTGGCGAGGTTTCCGCTTCGGATCGTGGGTGGCATCGGGACCTCCGTAACGAACGTGGACTACCGCTCGCTTCGGCCTTGTCCCTGTCGCCGGCCCCACCGCGGGAGGCGCTTCGGCTTGTCCCGGGGCCGCGCAGCCGGAGGGCTGTCGGCGTGCTACTCGATTGCCTTGTCGGGGCGGACCCCGAGGGCTACCGCGGAGCGTAGCCGATGCTTGACGTTTTCGGCAAGCCAGAGGGCGCGGTCACCCGCCGGGGCGCCGTAGCAGCCGGTTCTCCGCTTGCAGCCGCTCCACCTCGGCCACGAGGGCGGGAACGTCAGACATCACCAGCGCGTACATCGCGCCCTCGTTGTCCGGCCACGCCGCGAGCCGGGCCTTTATGGGCCCAAGGTCGAGGTCGGGAATCGGCGGCGCGGGTACGCGCCGAGCCGGCTTGAGCAGGACGTAGCCCCGCCCCGGCGGGCAGTTGCGGTCGCGGACCACCCGGACCCAGTTGACCGACAGCTTCTCGCTGATCATCTCGATCTGTTTGTCCGACGAGGACTGGTGGACGACCAATACCGGGTAGTGCGCCGGGTTGCCCGGGTCGAAGGGTGCGTCGAGGTCGGGCACTACAGCCCGTCGTCGGGCCGCTGGTACGCCTGGGCCAGCTCCTTGCGGATCGCCTCCGAGGCGGCGACGGCCTGCTGCTGGCCGCGCGAGCCGGCGTCGAGCGTCTCGGCGCCTTCTGCCCGGCGGCGCTCGGCGGCCTCCTTGACCTGGCGGCGCGACTTCACCAGGCCGTAGGCGGCCCACATGCCCTCCGGGTCGCCGTACTTGGCGGGCTGGCGCTCAATGAGCTGGAGCACCTCGTCCGACAGCTCGTTGAAGTCCGGGTAGGCGGCGGCGATCTCGGCGGCCGTGCGCTCCAGGGTGGCGGCGGTCTGGTGCTGGACGACCGGCTCCATCGCCTGGCCGAGCTGCTCCTGGAGGATCTGCTGGTTGGCCTGGAGGCCAGCCACGAAGGCGTGCTGGAGCATCTGGGCGGCGCTGATCTCCCCGTTCTCGTAGGCCGCGGCAACCGCGGCGATGCCGAACGGGTCCTCATCGCCCTGCCCGCCCCCGTCGTAGGGGGTGATCTGCCCCGACTCGACCGCGTGGCGGATCTCGGCCAGCTCGCGCTCCATGTCGGCGCGGGCCTGCTGCTCGGCCCGTAGCGCCCGCTCGGCCTCGCGCTGGCTCTTGATGAGCCCGGACGGGTCCTTGTCCCACCCCCGGGAGGCGACGTACTTGATCGTCTCCTCGTCAGCGCCCGTCAGCCACTCAGGGGCGGTGCTCTCCTCGGACTCGCGCTCAGTCGCGCCGGAGGGCGAGAGCCCGTCGTCCCCGCCCTCGCCGGCCGCGGCGATTTCGTCACGAACGTCGGTGCTCATGCGTCCTCCTCACGCTGCGCGCGCAGCATCTCGATCTGCTGGTGGGGCCAGGCGAGCATCCCCTCGACCGTGGCGCACTCGGCCGTCGCCTGGAGGTAGCGCTCGTGGTCGAGGTCGCCGGCCATGACCTCCCGGACCCGCGAGTCGTTGCGCTCGCGCATCTCGGCCGCAAGAAGCGCCCACCCCTCGGTGCCGACGAGGTGCTCCAAGGCGTCGATCTGGTCGCGGATGTTCACTCGGTGCCGCCCATCCTGACCGGGTGGAGCAGCCCCCGCATGAACTTCTGCATGGTCTCCTGGTCGCGGAAGTGCAACTGCACGCGGGTTCCGTCCGGCGTCGAGGTGATCTGGGCGGCCTGAACATCGTGGTCCTGGCCCGCGGGGAACTCGACCATCACTCCAAGTGGCCCTGTCACTTCGCGAAGGTCTCCAGGACTCGCGTGTTCGCCGTGCCGGACTGGTCGGCCGTGTCGGCGATCGCGTACCAGGCCTCGCCGACCGACTGGTCCCCGACGGAGTAGTAGATCGGCGGCATGGCCTCGCCGTTCGGGACCTTGAACCCGGTCGCGGTCGTGACCCCCGAGGGCCCCACGTAGATCGGGTTCGGCCCGTTGTTGAACACGAGCATGATGCGCCGCTGCGGGTCGGCCGGGGCGATGAGGGTCGCGGCCGTGTTCAGGACGTCCACGTCGCGGGCGGTGATGCGTGAGGCCATCGGGTCTCCTTAGCCGACGGGGGTGGGCGGGCCGACGGGCTCCTCGGCGCCGGGCGGGGCGGTGCCGTTGCCCTCCGGGCCGATCGGGACGGGCGGGCCCTCCGGCACGGCTCCGGGCGACGCGCCCGGAACGCCCGGGCCGGGCATTCCAGGCAACCCGCCCTGGCCGAGCCCCAGGTTCAGCACCTTGTCCGGGTCCTCTCCGTGGGCCTCGACCAGGCGCCGGGCCAGCTCGGGCACGTTCACGAGCGGCGCGAACGCTGGGTTCATGAGGTCCGCCAGGAGCACCCGGATCCTGTTGGCCTGCTCGGTCTGGCCGGGCGGGGCCATGGCGCCGGCGTCGAGCTCCAGCTCGTACTGGAGCCCGGGGGCGTTCACCGAGGTGTCGATCCGGGCGAAGCCGCCGTCGGGATGCACGCGCAGGCCGCGCGCGTCGGGCGGGGCCTGGAAGTCCTGGTCGATCTCGGCCCACACCGGGCGGGTCGAGATGGCCCGGTCGAGCCAGTCGAAGTGCTGGGCGACCGTGCGCATCCCGAGCTGGACGAGCTTCAGCTTGAGCCGGAAGCGGTAGTTGGCCTCCTCGCGAAGGGACGCGATCTCGGTCGCCGTCTGGGCTTGGGTGGCCGCGATCCCCTGGACGATGTCGTTGACGCCTGCGATCTCCTGCGCCTCGCGGCGGTTGTGCTCCAGGATGCGCTCGACGTCGCCCGAGAGCTGGCCCGGCGGGAACTGGACGATCACATCGGCCGGGTTGCCGTCGACCGGAAGCAGGCCGTTCGGCTGCGACCACGCTGCCTGGATCTCGGCGGCGTTGATCTTCCCGCGGTTGTACGCCTTCGGGGCGTTGATGTTCCCCGTGGCCTGGTCGATCGCCTGGTTCTTGACCGTCGAGGACTCGTGCTGATGGTCGGCGATCATCTCGGCGTCCGAGATCCCGTAGGGCTGGAAGAGGTCGGGCGTGTTCTGGAGCACCGAGAAGGGGCGGAACGGGCGGCCCTCGGGGTCCTTGAAGAGCGGCTCGCGCTCGATCCGCACGGCGATCGGGGACTCGTCGCCCGCGATCACCGCCATCGAGCCGTCACGGTAGTGAGCCTCGACCAGCGCGACCGGGCCGTCCGAGTGGGGCCAGGATGGAGTGCCGAGGCCGGCCGCATCGCGCCGGGCGGCGAAGGTGTCGTCCTGGCCCTCGCGGTACTGGGTCCCGTAGGCCACGCGCTCCAGGGCCTCGTGGTCGTACAGGGGCGTCGTGCGCTCCTTGTCGCGAGCCGCCAGGGCCTTGAGCGAGCGGGCCGTGTGCCAGGTCCGGTGGTAGAGGACCTCGGCCTCCCACCAGCGCTGGGCATCGGGCGAGACGAACCAGTCGAACCAGTCGATCGCGATCATCCGCGGCCCGCCGAGCGAAGCGTCCCAGGGGGTCTTGACCGGCCCGTCGCCCAGGATGAGGAACTGCTTGAGCGAGAGAAGGAGCTCCTGCTCCATCCTCGCCATCTTCATCTGGTGGTTGATGCGGAGCTGCTTGGCGAGCTGGAAGCGCACGGACGCCGGGTTCTGGGCGACCGCGGTGATCGTGGGCGGGTTGACCCCGATCCGGGGCAGGATCGTCTCCACGATGAGGAACACGAGCGGGACCGTCAGGCGCGACCAGCCGAACGGGCCATTGGTGCGCTCGCCCCGGCCGCCCTCGTCCAGCTCCTTGCGCCAGCGCCGGTACAGCCGGTAGTCCTCCAGCTTGCGCTGCTCGATCTCGATGCGCGACTGACGGGCGGCGGAGAAGTCTTCGCGGCAGAGCTCGGCCACGGCCTTGTCGTCGAGACCGTCGAAGATCACCGGCCCCGCACCTTCCTGATCGCCGCCGCCGCAGCCGTCTGGGCCTGGGCCTTCGGCTGCGGGGCCGAGCCGTAGCGGTCCGTCCAGCGGCGCGCGATGTCCGGGCGCTTGGCCCAGAGCAGGCGCCTCTGTTTCGTGCTGACGAAAGGCACTAAACCGGCGCCCCCATCTCCTCCGGCGCGATCCCGGCGGGCGGCGGCTCTTCCTCGATCGGCAGGGTCGACACCGGTCCGTCGAGCGTCTCGGGCGGCGGGCCCTGCATCTGGGCCATGATCGCCGCGATCGCGTCGGGCACCTGGGCGAGTGCCGCCTGCTGCTCGGCGGTGAACCGCATCTTGGCCTGCATGAGGAGCTGGTCGAGCGCGGCCTGCTCCATCTCGGCCATCTGGGCGATCGCCTGCATCGCCATCGCCGCCATCTGCGCGGGCTCCAGGGTCATGCCGAGCTGCGGCACGCCCATCTCGGGCCCGTCGAGCGTCTCGGGGCCCATCGGCTCCATCCCGCCCATCGCGGGGGGGGCGCCGGCCTGGACGTCCTCGAATCCCGGCTCGCCCGGGTAGGGCAGGCGATCGCCGGTGCGCGGGTCGACTGGCATCACCGCACCACCTTGACCACGACGTGGCCGGGCCCGGCGTGGTGCAGGACCTCGACCGTCTCGGCGTTCGCGTAGCCGCCGTCGACGATGGGGAAGGCGCGCGGCTCGTCGGTCCCGGCCTGCTCGCCCTCGGGGAGGTTGCCGAGCTGCTCCAGGAACGCCTGGGAGACGACCGGGAGCGCGGGCGCGTCCTCGGGCGCCACCGGCACCCGCACGTGCAGCACCGCACCGCGCGCGACGCCGCCGCCGGGCAGCACCTCGGACCGGGCCGGCGAGCCTTCCGGTGCGTCCAGACCCTCGCGCGGGGCCTCCAGCTTGTCGAGCCGCTCGCGCAGCACCTTGACCTCGCGCTCCAGCTCGGCCTTCGTCTTGCCCATGCCTCAGCTCCTTTCGACGCGCACGAAGCGCAGCAGGCGCTCGCGCCGGTCCAGGCGGTACACGGCCCACTTGCCCCGGGCGGGCCGGCCGTCGGGTAGCAGCACCTTCGGCCCGCCGTCGTCGGGCACGCGGATCGGGATCTCGACCCCGGCCCCGCCCGATCCGCGCCGCAGCATCGCGGTCGGCACGCGGAACGTCCCGCCGTCGAGCGGCCCGCCGAGCAGCGGCAGGCGCTGCTGGTGGTTGACGTCCTCGGGCGACATGTTCTCCAGCCGCCGGCGACGCTCGATCTCGGCTTCCTCGTAGGCGGCCCGCTCGCCGACCGCCTCGGTGTGGAACGTCGGCCGCCGCCAGTACGGCAACCGCCGGTACATGCGGACGCTCGGGTCGTGGGGGCCGAGGGTCACGCTCAGTACCCCGTCACGCTCGACACGCGCGGCCGGTACGGCTCGGGCTCACGCTCGGGAAGGCGCGGGGCCGTGTGCTCCGAGTGGGCCAGGACCGCCGCCGCGATGCACCAGGACATCACCCGGTCGTCGTTGGCCCCCTCGTCGGCCTGGTAGCGGCCGGAGCCCGTGGCCTCGTTGAGCACGACCCAGATGAAGCGATGCATCTCGGCGATCGCGGCGGCGTCGCGGATCCCGAGCGTGCGCTCGCGCAGGGCCCGCTGGAGCGAGGACACGGCGATCTTGCGGCTCGCGTCCGTCGTGCGCCAGCCGTAGCGCCGGGTCGGCGTGGAGCCTTCGGTCTCCAGCACCTCGGTCGCGTAGAGCCGCGGGTAGGACCAGTCCCGCAGGAGCGCCAACACAGCCTCGCCGTGGTTGTTGGCCTCGGGCACGAGGAGCGCCGGGCCCGCCGGCCCCCGCCAGAGCCACCCGGCCTTCACAATCTCCGAGGCGAGTCGCCCCGGCTCGACCTTCGCGTGGTAGGTGGCGACCTGGTCCCACGAGGCGAGGTCGACGACCTGGGCGGCCGAGTAGTCGGCGCCGTGCCCGCCCGAGGTGTCGGCGATGATCGCGTAGTCGCGGCCTGCCTGCGGCCACTCCCACACCCACCAGTCGCCCCCGGCCTCCTCGATCGCGTGCACGATCCCGTCGTCGCGACGGAGCATCCCCCGCCATGCGGCCGGCGTGCACGAGTGGGCCGCGTACCAGGCCAGGTCGCCCCTGTCGAAGGCGCAACGGCCGGTCGCCAAAAATGCCTCCTCGGGGCTCAGCGGGTACTCCTGCGGGCCCAGCTCGCCCAGGTTCGACCGCTCGCGGGCGATCCACGCCTCGTCCCGGCCGGGCCGCTCGTCGGCCCCGATGAACACGGGCGACCAGCCGTTGCCCGGAGCCTCGGACCACAGGCGCCAGAACTCCCCCCCGACCCCGTTCGCCGTCGAGACGAGTACGACCCGCCCGGCGTCGGCCGCCGTCGGCAGCACCGCGCCGAGCCGCTCGTCGGTGTGCTCCCAGTGCGCGCCCTCGTCGAGGATCAGCACGTGAGCCGTCTCCGAGCGGCCGCCCGAGGACGGCAGGGAGACGATCGCCGACGGGCCCTCGGGATGAGCGAACTCGATCCGCTCCGAGGTGCCCGACAGCGGGATCGCGGCCCGCAGCCACGACGGGAGCGAGCCGTAGAGGCGCCGGACCCGGCGTGTCACGACCTTCGCCTCGCGCTCCCCGATCGAGAGCACGAGCACGGTCTGGCCGGGGTGGACGAGCGCCCACCAGAGCGCCCAGAGCGCCAGCACCCAGGTCACGCCGAGCTGACGGGCCTTGAGGACGATCACCCGCGGCGATGAGGCGAGGGCGCCGAGGATCTGCCGCTGAAGGCCCCACAGCGTCCAGGGCTCCGGTCCGTCCGGGCCGTCGATCGTGAGGAGCCGCGAGAGCGCGGCCGGGCCGCCGAGCGCGAGCACGGTGGGCTCGTCGACGGCCGTCGGGCTCACGCCGGCGGCTCCTCGCGCAGGCCGGCCACGATCTCCTCGAGGCGGGACGCGAACTCGGGATCGGCCGCCACCCGGTCCCGGAGCGCCCGGGCAACTGGACTCGTGACCGAGATCCCGCCCGAGTGCTCGACCCGGTAGGAGTCGCGGAACTCGGGGCGGCGCTTCTTGAGCAGGAACATCAGCAGGATGTCCGACTTGTCGAGGGCACGGCGACGAGCCTCGTCCTCCAAGACGTCCGTACCGGCCTCGATCGCGTCGGCGACCTGGACCGCGAAGGCCTCGTCGGACTGGCGCCAGCGGAGCAGCGTCTGACGATGGATGCCGGCAGCCTTCGCGGCCTCGGCGATCGTCGCGCCCTCTGCGAGCGCGGCGAGGGCTCTGGCCTTTTCACGGGCCACATCGGCTCCATCGCCTCGTCTCGCGCGTCCGGCCATGTCGCCCGCCAGCATGGCGCAGCTTGACGTTTTCGGCAAGCGGGGCGTCACTCCACCTCCCCGAACTCCACGCACCACGCCGCCCGGGCCAGGCGGTTGCGCCAGGCGGCGGCGTGGGCCGTGAAGGCGCTCACACGTCCTCGTGGCGCCGCAGGGTCCCCGCCGCGGGTGCTGACCATCAGGCTGCTCCTCTCGTC